GCTGGCGCATGGGCTATGGGAAGGGCAATGGATGACAGCATTATTGCGGCGGCAAGCGGAAGCGCTTACGGCGGCGTTAGTGGTGGCACAACTATCGCACTACCAGCGGCACAAAAAATCGTTCATGGAAGCGCAGGCTTAACATTGGCAAAACTGATTGAAGCAAAAGAAAAGATTGATGCTTCAGACGTTGACCCAGATGAAGAACGCTACATGATTGTAACAGCTAAACAAATGTCAAATATGCTTAACATTGAAAAAATTACATCAAGTGATTATGCCAGTGTGAAAGCGTTAGTACAGGGTCAACTTGATACCTACATGGGTTTCAAATTTATCCGAACAGAACGACTAGCATTAGATGCTAATGGTGACCGTTCAGTATTGGCATTTTGTCGTAGCGCAATTGGCCTTGCAGTAGGCGCAGATATTTCAACTAAAATTTCTGAACGTGCTGACAAGAATTATGCAACCCAAGTGTTTTTATCAATGACTATCGGCGCAACTCGTGTCGAAGACGAAAAAGTCATTGAAATTGCATGTAACGAATAGGAGGGATGAGAGATGGCTACAGTTTATTCTGCACAGAAAACTCTGACGGACGTTAACAATCCTTCAGAAAAAGTTAAAACAAACGAATTGCATGGGCGAGTTCGTATGGCTTTTGGCTCTTATGAGGCTTCAGGTCTATCGGCTGGCGATGTAATTGAAATGTTTAACTTGCCAAATGGAGCGCGATTACTTTCTGGCTCTATCGCACATGATGCGCTAGGAAGTTCGACTACTCTATCAGTAGGTTATGCGGCACATAAAGACAGTGCTGGCACAACCGTTGCTCTTTCAGCGGCGGCATACAAGGCGGCGGCATCTTCTGCTTCTGCTGGTCTGTCCGACATTCTAGCTACTATTGCTTTAGGCAATGGTGGTGAAGTAAATGCTGATGGTAACGGCCTACCGATTACAGTGACATTGGCTGGCGCGGCGGCAACAGGTACAATTCAATGTACTATGATGTACGTCACAGACTAAGTAATATGATGGGGGGCGAACAATATTGCCCCCCGTCTAATTTAAAGGATGGCAAATGGCAACGGACGTATCAATATGTGCTAACGCTTTAAGGCGATTAGGTGATGACCCAATTACATCATTGGGTGATGATACGGAACGTGCAAGATTGTGTAATGGATTTTACGCAGACGCAAGGGATAGTGTGCTAAGAGCGCACCCATGGAACTTTGCAATTACCAGAACAAAACTGGCTCAATTAACTGCTAAACCGTCATATGGTTTTAACTATATGTACGCTTTGCCAACAAACCCCTATTGCTTGCGGGTCTTGGAAATGGAATTTCCCGACTATATTTTTAAAATTGAAACAGAGCCTACACATGGAAGGGTTTTGTTAACTGATGAAGGCGAAGCAAAAATTCTATATGTAAGCCGTGTAACTGATGCATCACTATTTGATAGCATTTTTGTTGATGCATTAACTGCCAAAATGTCAGTTGATTTAGCATACCCTGTTACGGGTAGCACAACATTGCAGGGGCAAATGCAAAAACTTTACGAAAATAAATTATCTGAAGCGCGGAGTGTCGATGGTATGGAAGGTTATATTGATGACTTTGGTTCAGACACATTTACGAATTTTAGAAAATAATGGCAAGAGTACATCCATTCCAGACTAATTTTACGGCTGGTGAGTTAACACCGCTATTAGCTGGTCAAACAGATTTTAAAAAGTACGTCAACGGCGTAGAAGAACTTGTTAATATGACAGTCTTCCCGCAGGGCGGTGCGACAAGACGTTATGGCACTAGGTATGTTGCAGAAGTAAAAAACAGCGACAGCAATATTAGATTAATACCTTTTGAATTTAACGTAACGCAAAGTTATGTTTTAGAATTAGGTGACCAATACATAAGGTTTTATAAAGATAATGGTCAAATAACACTAGCTGACCAAAACATTACTGCAATTACACAAGCAAACCCAGCCGTTGTTACGGTAACTGGTCATAACTATGTAACAGGCGATGATGTTTACATTGCTTCAGTAGGTGGCATGTTTGCTTTAAATGGCAAAAGATACAGAATTACTGTCATTGATGCAGACACATTTTCATTAGATGGTATTAATAGCACTAGTTTGCCTGCTTACACTAGCGGGGGAATTGTAGAAAAAGTATACGAAATAGTCAGCCCTTTTTTAGAAACGCAATTGTATGATTTACAATTTACGCAATCCGCTGATGTTATGTATATATGTAGCGGTACATTGCCACCTAAAAAATTATCACGAACAGGGCATACAACTTGGACGCTAGAAAACGCAGAATTTAAGAATGGCCCGTTTTTAGACAAGAATACTGGTAACAGAACGCTTAGTTCAAGTTCTACTGCTATAGGCACTAATAGAAATTTAACAGCAAACAACGTAGATTTTAAAACAGAAAACGGCATACAGGGTTGGCAAGCTGGAGATATTGGGCGGCAAGTTAGAATTGGTGATGGGTATGGCGTTATTACAGCTATTACAAGCACAACCGTAGCTAAATTTGAAGTTAAGAAAGTTATTACGTCTAACGGCAGTACAAATTGGTATTTAGGCGCATGGTCAACTATTACAGGTTTTCCAAACACCGTTAGTTTTTTTGAGCAACGATTAGTATTTGGCGGCAGTTTGTATTATCCGCAAACTATATGGGCTTCACAATCTGCAATCTATGATGATTTTGACACTGGCGATAGCAATGCGGCAGATGCGTTTATTTATACTATTGCCGCTAACAGAGTTAATTCTATTAGATGGCTTGCGCCAGCGCGTGATTTAGTCGTAGGAACGGCAGGCGGTGAATTTAAGGTAGGAAGGCCAACAGGAGAGCCTTTGAAGCCTGACAACGTGTCTATTACCCAGCAAACCACATATGGCGGTTGGACAACGCAACCAATCCAAGTTGGTAGCACAATCTTGTTTGTGCAAAAACAGCGTAAAAAAATAAGAGAATTTACCTATAAATTTGAAGATGACGCATACGCCGCGCCTGATATGACTTTGTTGGCAGAGCATATAACTGGAACAGGCATAGTAGATGTTGATTACGCGCAAGAGCCTAATAGTGTTTATTGGGCAGTAAGAGATGATGGCATCCTTTTAGGAATGACATATCAGCGTGAAGAAGATGTTATTGCGTGGCACAGACATATTATAGGCGGGTACAATTCTTTTACTTTTGATAACACAGATGTAACTGTAAGCGGCAGTGACCCAGACAAAGATGGATTTATTACTATAACGTCACATGGGCTTGAGACAGGCGATGAAATAGAATTTGTTCAAGGAACATCTACAGGCGCAAAAATAAACGGATTAGTAGATAGTGAAAAATTTTTTATTGTTGTCAAAGACGCAAATTCAGTTAAATTTTCACGCACATATCAACAAGCAAAAGATGGCACAACTATACAAATTGTGTCAGCGGTTGGTACTGGACACAAAATACGACAACATGCCAAAGTAAAATCTGTAACTAGCATTTCAGAAAACACAGAAAACCAAGTTTGGTGTTGCGTAGAAAGACGCATTAATGGCGTTAAACGAAAATTTGTAGAGTATTTAGACCCATTGTTAAATATGGATAGTGGGCTTAGTGGCACAATAAACGGGTCAGCAACGATAATAACTGGTCTTGATTACCTAGAAGGTGAAGACGTACAAATTCTTATTGGTGACGCAGTTTTCCCTAATCAAATAGTAACAAATGGTCAAATAAGCATTTCAGGATTAGCCTCGACTTCAAGCACAAAAAGTATAGAAATTGGTTTAGGATTTATTTCTAAAATAAAAACTATGCGTATTGAAGCTGGTGCGGCGGCTGGAACAGCGCAAGCAAGACCTAAGAGATTTAACGAAGTAGTTGTGCGGTTACACGAAACTGTAGGCGTAAAAATAAATGGTGACCAAGTGCCTTTTAGAACATCGTCTACGCCAACAAGCCAAAGCATACCTGTTTTTACAGGTGACAAACGGGTTACAAATTTAGGTTGGGATAAAGATGGTCAGATTGTTATTGAGCAAACTCAACCTTTGCCAATGACAGTGCTAGGCATTTCTGGTACGTTGGTAACAAGTGATTAGAAAGGGAGGCATATAATGGGATGGTTTGTACCAGCAATGATGGCGGCATCTACTGCTGTTACCCTTATGGGCCGAAATCAACAAAAAAAGAATATGAGGGCTGATGCCGCTTGGAAAAAATACGAAAACGAAATTAACTATCATATTCAAAGACAAAAAGAATTATCTGACCAAACAAAATTATTGTCAGAGCAACGCGCAAGTGGCGCGGCTGGTGGTTCACAATTTAGTGGTTCGCTATTGCTGGTTTCTGCTACTGACCAAGAAGAATTTGAATACGATATGATGCTATTAGCTAAAGGGTTTGCTTTAAATAACGGAGCGACAGACAGTTTGTTGCAAGGACAAATTGCGTCTACTAACTTAGCTATGCTTGGGGATGTAGCAGGCGGCGCGGCTAGTATTGGTGGTTATAACAAACAGCAAGAATTCCTTGATGCTAAATATGGCACAAAGGATGGTAAATAATGGCTATTACTTTACCTAGATATTCCCAAAAAAATGACAAAGTTCCTGTCATTCAGGCGGCGCGTAATACTACTCAAGCAAGCGGTGGGTTATCGGATTTAGGCAAAAGCCTAATGGTTGCTGTTGAAAGTTATGGCAACCTGACTACCCAAGTAGATGCGGAACTAAGGCAAAGAGATTTTGAAAACACAGTTCAGCTTAACAGTATCCAAGCTGAAGGCGCGATGAATTTAAAAATTCAGGAATATGAACAAAACAACAATTGGTCTACCGCTGGAACAGATGGCACTAATGGTTGGGAAAAAGATTTTAATGAGTTTGTAGAAACGCAACGTAAAACATTTAAAAAGGCCATGAACGAACAAGAATTTGCGGCGTTTGAGCCAGCGTTACTTGCCCAAGAAATGAATGGCAGAGTTCTTGTTAGAAAACATAGGCGTGAAGCTACAATTAAACATTCGCAATATGTTATTGGCGAAGGGTTAAAAACATTTAGACAATCTGTAGAAAAAGCTGAAACTGTTGGGGGAGTTATAAATGCATGGCTTTCAGTAACAGGCGGTCAATCTGTATCCACTGTTGTAGGCAGTGAAAAACAAACATACGCAAATGGCAATACTCTTACGACAAGAGCAATGCATAGTGGTCAAACTACATCAACAGGTGTTCTTAATGCTAATTCTGTAAAAGTTGTAGGCGTAGAAACTTATAAT